CGCCATAAAGCGAATTCATAAGAATCTTGATAGCCATCTGCCTGTTATTGAGTCGATTGATTTCTTTTTCCAACTCAATAGATTTTTCTTGTTGATAAGAAGTTTCTGCGGCAAGCATCATATTCTTAATAGATCGCCTATCACCATAATAGTCTTCAATGATACGTGGAATAACACCATCAATGTCTTTGCGATATGTTGAACCATTTGCAGCGACAGCATACGGAACTTCGATAGATGGAGCTTCCATGTAATAGTCAACACCTGCAACTTCCGATTGCGCAACCAGAGTTTCAGGACTCATGTTCCACTGCACAATAATATTAGGATAAAGAGAATTCAAATCAAAGGACACCACCCAATCATGAGCACCGACCTGCGGTTCTTTGACATAGCCACCGGCAAACTTTGTCTTACCAGCGTCTGGTCTTGTAACGAACGGAACTTTCTTTTCGCTTAGTAGTTTACGATAGATGATTGATTCCCATATGGCTGTGACACCAAACGTATCGGAATAGTTGACACCACCCTTGTACGCAACAGTTAGAGCCAGAGTAATCAATCCCATCTTATCTTCGAATCTTTCGATAAGCTCAACGTCTTTCATATTATAGTCAATGTATTTTTGAAAGTCATCTTTGTAGAGATTCTTTAGAGAGCCGGATTCTTCGAACGATAGTTTCTTATCACCAAGAACAACATACGCGATATGATTAAGTTTGTATGATTCTTGTGGACCATACGAATAACCAAACTTTTTGAAGAGCTCGAGATAATCAAGCTGTTCAATACCTTTGATGTCATATGCATCTTCGGTACGACCTTGGCGTGTGATTTGTCTATAGTCAACCATACCCCAAGGAGAGAATCGCTTGATAGATTCTACACCAAGGATCTTGGCTGTACGATTTACAAGGTATGGAACATCAAAGAAACGAATATTCCAACCGGTGATCACGTCAGGACAGTGCGATTCGTCTGCCCAGAATGTAAGAAACTTTTCGAGTAGACTTGCTTCATCACGACAACGATAGTAGCGCACAGGCTGGATGAGAGATTTCTCAGTATTGAAATCACCATAGCCCCATACGTGATAGAGTTTAGATTTACTTGATTTGTAAGTGATAGACAGAATACGTTGACTGGCTTCGCTTGGATGTGGAAAGCCATCTTCGTATTCTGTTTCAATATCAAACGTACCTACATCGATAAACTCACGTTTAAAGTCGATATCGCGAGGAAAGCGCTGACTAATATATTGATGAATATAATTCTTACTGCCAAAGATTTTCCGGCCGGATACATCGCTGTTTTCTTCTAGCCACTGCTTAGCATGGCGCATGTTGTCCATCTCGATTGGCGCGATGTTAAGACCATCGAGAGACGTCCAGCCTGTTTCTTTTTGACATGCAGTAAAGAATACAGGCTTGAAATTCTTTTCGCGTTTATAGATTTTTTTACCGTGCGCGTTGTAGCCACGATATAGAATAGAGTTGCCGTAACGTACGACAGACGTATAAAAAGACATAATAAAACCTCCAACTTCAAGATATATTATACCATAGTTTTTAGAGTTTGTAAACCACTAAACTGCAAAACTTTCGCCACAACCACAGGAGGCTGTCGCGTTTGGATTAATAACCTTGAGATAGGATCCACCTAGTTCACTAACGTAGTCGACCGTACAGCCGGCTACAAACATTTCTGCCATGTCATCGATACAAAGAATATTATCGATAGTTGGACCAAAGCCTCTCATATCTGAGAGACTCCAGTCATACGTAAAGCCTGAGCACCCGCCGCCTTTAACAGATAGTAGAATATACCTGCTTTTGTTATCCTTGACGAGTTTTTCCATATACTCTTTTGCTGATGGTGTCAGCTCAATCATACAGGAATCTCAGAAATAGTTACGGCTCGCATTCTTTCAACGAGTCGGTCTGCTCTATTTGTGACTTGCTTATACCAACGTGAGTCTACCATTTCGTCAGCTGCTGATTCCCAATCTCTATTATCGACTCCACGTTTCATCCCTTGAAATTTTGATAAACGTGGTCTACCCATGTTAAACATCATGTTAGCGATAATTAGTTGGACTTCTTCGGGCAATTCATAATAGTCGGGATAGAGGGTTTCGCAGTCAGACAGTACGATTTCGACGTCTGTGTCAAAGCATTCGTTGACTCTGTCTTCTGAGACAGGTGTTCCGACGGGTTCGCCCCTTTCCGGATCGTCGTCCCTAACCAGATGACCAATGCCAAAAGTAGGAAGGCCGAGATGATCGAGATAGATCTCATATTTTACTCCTTCGTCTTCTGCAATTTCTTGTCTAAGTTGATCGATATTCATAATTAATTCCTTCTTGTGAATGAGTCGGGTATATCTTTTTCGTTATTACAGTTGCAGTCATAGCACACGTCGTTAACGCATTCTTTACATTCTCCGCTTTTGCAGTGACATGAATGACCACACTTATTGCATTTAGCCATAGATACCTCCTAGAATAAAAGGGCAGAATAATCCTCCACCCTTTTATTTATTTAGTTTAAAGCTTCAACTTCTTCTTCGGTGTATGGCCACATTAAATCCAGATCCCTTTTCTTTGCAGTGTGCGTAGTCTTTGTTCTAGATCTACATGGTCAGTTGCTTGTGAAAGATACTTTGTATAAGGATCCATCCATAGGTTAGTCCACCACGTTTTAAATTTACTCATTGCTTAAACTCTTTCTGAATAGAATTAATAGTAGCAGCATTGAGTTCGTGCAGGATTTGCCAATAGTTTTCGCCATTGTACTCGTACTTAGAGATTTGTTCTGCAACCTTTTGATTAGCTTGTGTTTGGCGAGCAATCATCATGCCAATCATAATACCTTGAAGAGATTTCTTTACACTACCAATGAGTCCTTCAAGAAGACTCTTGGAGTAATTGAGAGCTATTGTTGTCATTTGTTAGTTCCTCGTTTTTTCCAATTGAAATTTTACGAGGCCGCTTTTCTTCCGGAAGGACTACTTCAAGTCCGACAGTCAAGATTCCATCCGTTAGATCTGCTCCAGTTACTTCGGTGTATTCCGACAGTCTAAATGACTTTTTCCAATTTCGAGCACTAATACCCTTGTGAACATACTTATCTTGTGATCGACGCTGAGGTCTGTCACCTTTGATAGTAAGGACATGGTCTTTAACTTCAATGTCAATATGTTCTTGTTTGAATCCAGCCACAGCGAGTTCAAGAGAATATTTGAGCTCTTCATCTTTTACTACATTATGTGGTGGATAGGTATCCTTCGCATGCTTGTGAATGTTCTCAAGCTGATCGAAGATGTGGTCAAAACCAATAAAACCCGAGCGCGGGTATACGATGTTTCCAGTCATATGTTCCTCCTATTGACTAGCAAGGTTTGTGTAGGACCTCTTTCGAGCATCCTATAGTATATATATTCTTATTCCATCGGCGTAATGCCAAGCCATGCACTAAATCCAAATACTTCCATAATCATGAAAGTAAAGAACATAATAACCATAGCCCACATTATAAGTTTGCCATTAAAGTTAGATGCTGCGAGTTTGATAGCAAGAATTTCGTTGCCAAAAAATCGAAGCATTAGTTCAAATTCGTTCTCGTCTTTTTTTACTGCGACGCCAGTCTTTTTCTCTTCAGCCACAATCGTAGCCTGTAAGAATTACTTGGATCCAATATTGTACTTCGGACATAGTTCCCAGTTTCCTTTTTCCTTATACGGAATAATCTTAATCTGACGAAGAGGCGCGAGTGGTTTAGCGCGTTCAGCATGTTCAATATCAATTAATCCCCAATCGCTCATGAGTTGAGCTATTGTATTACGTCTTGCAATGTCATTTTCTTCAAGATTAGATTTTTTTCCATCAAGCAAAAACAATTCTTTAAAGTGAACGATAAAGTATCGTCCCTGTTTATGCAGTATATGACATGACTGAAATAACTTTTGTTCTTTTCTAGATGCGACACCGATTCTTGTAAGTGTTTCACGAACTTTTAAAAAATCGTCTGGCTCGTTTAGTATAACCTCAAGCATTGAAGCAGGTGTCCACTCAATTATTTTATTTTCTTCCACCTTTATAAACCTTTTTTCTCAATTCTTCCATTTGATCAGGAGTGATAAGGTCGTAGATCTGGCGTGCTTTTTGGTTGCTATAGCCATAGTATTGTTTAACTACTTCCACATCACTGGACGACTGTGCTTTCGTCCATTTGGAAAAACGTTTCTTTTTCCTGACTATATTTATAAGAAAATCAAATTGAAGACGATTATCAAGGTGAGCATGTAGATTCATCTCATTGGCCATGAGAACTGTGTCATTGAAATAAGACAGGCCACGATTTACCATGAAGGCGTTGTAACCTTTCTCGGCAATATCGTCCACCATAATGTCTTGTTTGCTATCGTTAATAGCAGTAAGATACTGAAAAGGATTCATTAGAACCAACCTAACTTTACGCCATTATGAGCGATAATAAAAAAGCAAGCGACCAAATGAGTAATAACCCATATTGTACGTAAGATAGCTGCAGTGTCACTTTCATTGTCATCTCCTATTTTGCTGCCAATTGTCTTGGCCCATATTCTCCAAGCTCTATGCAAATTCAACATTAGCCATAATCTCTGTCAAGCATGCTACCACATTGAGTTCATGGTCGGCTACAAACGCGTGCTTATATTGATAGTCAGCAAGAATAAGAACGAGTTGCGGAATTGATTGAGGCTTTATATACGTTGTAGATTGATCATACAAAGATCTAAAGATAGCTGTAGCATCCATGTCCATGTTGTTAACAACCCATGTACGCATTTTCTTAAAGTCTTTGTCTTTCAGAAGCTTTACAAGCTCATCTATACTAGATCCAGTAGAACTAGAAGATAGCCCAATATAAGTCCCACTAACACTGGCTCTTTGCAATTCATTTAATACTCTCCTCCAATCAGGCGCATGCTTCATAATAACTGGCGCGATATCTTTTACGTTGTGTTGTACGTTTTCTTCTTTAAGAATAAACGTAGTGCGACTAAGCATTGATTCACATAGAGTGACCATGTCTTTCTTAGTCGTATTGAATTCATATACACCGCATCGAGAATGTAGTGGTTCAATAATACGATTCTTAAAGTTGCAGGTTAGAATGAATCTACAGTTGTTTGAGAATTCTTCGATAAAGCCACGAAGAGCAGGCTGTGTTGATTGAGGATTAAGGTAATCTGCCTCATCGAGGATGACAACTTTGTAGCCACCTTGGAGAGATACACTTGAAGCAAACTGTTTGATCTTGCCACGAAGAGTATCGATGTTACCTTCTTCTGATCCATTGATCAGGATAAAGTCAAGACCAAGCTGGTTACACAATGCTTTTGCAACAGTGGTCTTACCTAGGCCGGCTGTGCCGGAAAAGAGCATGTTAGGTAGCTCTTTATTGTTAATGATTTCTTGGAAAGTTTTCTTAAGTGCATCTGGTAAGATACAATCAGAAATAGTTTGTGGTCGATATTTCTCAACCCATAAAAACTCATTAGACATTCACATACTCCATAATAAAAATAAAGGTGCGGACTAACCATAGGTCCGCGCGGGTGTATTACGGCACCACCCGTAGTGTGGTTACTCAGAGTCATCCGCCATCGCGGCTTCTTGTTCAAGATTTTCCACGAGTTGGATAACTTGAATACACTGATCACGAAGACCTCCAATAGTAGAGAGCTCTTCGCCTTTAAAGGCACCACGTTGAGTCATAGCATCAATTACTGCCACAGTCGATCGGGCTGATTTATTTGCTAGCTCTTGTAGTTGCTCGACAGTTTCTGACATGTCATACTCCAAAAGTTGATGTTTTTTCGAGTGCGATCCAGTATTTCAGGTCTACTTCTTTATTACTGAATTGCGAGATAAGTTTCGATGAGATCTGAACTTCGTAATCGCCCGGAAGCATTTTCAGATTATTGATACTTAAGATAAAATTAAACACGGCACCATCCGGGTACGTACCATCGACGTCAATGGAAAACGCATTTGATGTCATGTTTTGGCTATCAACCACAGAAAGACTGAGTACACCATCTTGACCAGTGATGGATACTTCGCTATGTCCAAGAGTTGATGCAGCGCGCTTTAGCTTATTCAATGTGTCATTGTCTAGAGTAAAGCTTACATCTGCGCTTGGCATAGTAATATCTTTTTGTGGTGTTGTCAATGTTTCTTCTGCAGAGAAGAAGTACTTGACTTTAGATCTACCAGATGAATCTGAGATACGAACTGACTCGTCTTCAAATTGTAGATTAGGTTTATCGACGAGATTAAGTACGCCAATAAATTCGTTAAGATCATACACACCAAAATCTTGAGAGAAGTTTTCACCGACTACAGCAGTAGCCAGAACATTACGTGCTTCTGAGATTGTTTTGATTGTGTTGCCAGAACGAACAAGGATATTCTGGTTGATACCAGAAAAATTCTTTAACACGGCGAGAGTGCTATCGCTTAGTTCCATAATATACTCCATGTTTCATTATTAGATTATTATACCACAGTTTTGCTACAATGTAAACCATTAAGCAGCAATCTTACTAAAATTCTTTTCTTTCTTGAATTCTATCTTTGACTCAAACTTACCGTCAAGGATTTCACCCTTATGAGATATGATGAATGCGTTTGTACTATCATCAAGAGTGTATAGGATCTTAAGTAGATTTTCTACACCAGCATCATCGAGTGATGAGTCAAACGTTTCGTCAAGAACGAGAAGATTTGTGGAAACTGAATTCTTCATCTTAGCAATCTGTCTCCACGTAAACAGAAGTGCAAGATCGATACGTTGCTTTTCACCTTCACTGAAAGAAGCATAAGTAAATTCATCTCTGTGTCGAGAACGAATTGTTTCATTGAACTCTTCATCAAGATCAAAGTGTACATAGAAATCAAGAACCTGTAAGTACTGGTTGATAAGCTGGTTCATTACAGGTAGATACTGCTTAATGATTTTTGTCTTGATTCCTGTATCTTTAAGCATTTCACCAAGGACGAGTTTGTATGTATACTCGTCGTTAGCTTTAATTTTTTTGTCTTGCAATTCAGAAAGCTGCTCTTTGATTTGAGTCAAATCAGCATTGGCCTTTTCCAGATCAGCACCTACATCTTTTTCGAGATGTAGCTGGTATTCTTGGATTTGTTTCTGGAACGAAGAGATCTGCTGGTTGTTCTCACCGAGTTCAGATACTTTAGATCGAAGCGCTCGAAGTACGCTCCCGGTCTCGCTAATCTCTTTCTCCACCTCGGTCCCCTCCGCACCGATCTTACGGCATTCGGATTGAATACCATTGGCTTCTTGCTTTGTCGATTCGAGAATCCCATGTTTATGCGAGTCTGAAATGGCTTGGTCGCATACGGGACACGACTCATTCTCTTCGAAAAACTTGATCCTTTTCTTGACGTTGGCGAGATTTGTCTGCCTATCCTGACCTCCGAGCATAAGGGCCTGGCGTTTATCATGTAAAGCCGACAACCCTTCCTCGGCGACTCGAATAGATTCTTCGAGGCCCAGGCTAAGCTCACTATTCTTAGCCTGTAGTTCATCGATACTATTCTGCGATTCATGTATCCTATGTTCATAGTTTCTCCTATTCTCCTCAGTCAGAGTAGAGACATCAGCAATATACTTTTTCTGTGTATCTACCTTATTCTTCGTGAGGTCTATGTTGTAGGAGAATTCTCTTAGGGAATCTTTAATGACATTAATTTCTTCTTTCAGGATTTGATTCATCTTAGAGAATACACCAATATCGAGTAACTCTTCAATTACGAGTCTACGATTATGAGGATTCAATTGCATGAACGGGATAAAGTTTGACGAACCAAGTACCACAACCTGATGGAATGACTTATGGTTAATCTTTAGAATGTTAGTTTCGAGAATACGTTGATATTCTTTTGCATGAGAAGACTGGTTAATCATCTCACCGTTTTTCCAGATCTCAAAGATGCCGGGCTTTATGCCTCGTACAATTTTGAACTGTGCAGCTCCAACTGAAAACTCTACTTCAACAACACACTGTTTATTGTTAATAGAATTCAAGAGTTGAGGCTTAGTAATATTGCGGTGTGGTTTACCAAACAATCCAAACGATATTGCATCGAGCATTGTTGATTTACCTGCACCATTCTGACCAACTACGAGAGTAGACTTACTTTGTTGTAAGTCGATTTCCGTAAAGCTATTGCCTGTTGATAAGAAGTTTTTGTATCGTATCTTTTTAAAAATAATCATGCTATCTCAAGAGCCTGTGCATGTGTCATAAGTTCACGCATCTGGATTTTTATTCGATCTTTATCCAGATCAGTGTCGACACCGTCGATGTAGTCGTCCATTAGCTTAGGAGTATCATCAACTTGCAGGCCTTCATCTTCTACGTTGGCACCAATAAACTCATTAAAGTTTTCTGCTATTTTCAAATCATACACTTCTTCATTCTGTATACGATCGATGAAACGATCAAATGAGAAAGTGTCTGACTTATTTACCACGACAACCTTGACAAATTTGTTTGTTAGGTGTGACGTCTTATAGTTATTATAATCCATTTCGTCGTCATTGTACACTATTTTTTCAAACAAAGTGTGTGGATTACGAATTTTTTCTACTTCACGAGTTTCGGTATCAATGATGTGGAAGTACTTAGGATCATGAGCATCAGACCAGAAGAATTCCATTTGGCTACCAAGGTACCAGATATTATCTCTACGTGATGCTGCATGAAAGTGGCCAGTAAGTACGAGCTCAAATTTATCAAATAGTTTGGCATCCATACCACCATGTGATTCGACACCACGCATGAGTTCGAATCCACTTAGTTCAAGATGGCCGCCCAGCCAATCAGCCTTACAGTCACGGATAAATTGCATAGACTTTTCGTAGTTGTCATTGCAAATCCAAGGGAGGAGAGCCATGCGTAGTGACCCGTATTCCATGACCGTAGGCTCCATGACGATATTAATCTCGTTCATGAAATGGCCGAGCAGTTCTTTTAGACTGTTTAAGTCATTAGTATTCTTATAGAACGTATCATGGTTGCCTGGGATAATATCCATAGCCATACCACGTTTACGAATCTCGTTAAGAAATGATTTACGATTATGATTTAGTGCTTTAAAATTTACAAATTTCCTGTGGTCATAATAATCCCCGAGGTGTAGGATTTGCGTAATCCCTCTTTCTTCACATTCAGGAAAAAAGACTTTTGAATAAAAGTCTGCTGAATTTTTGAGAAAGATTTCGGAAGAGTTACGTATACCACAGTGCGTGTCATTTAGTACTGCTAGTTTCATTGTTACCTTCAAGTGCTCTCATAATATTTGTAGGGTCTTCAACTTTACGGATTGTGGCATAGTCACCATGTACAACCCATTCTAAAACATCTCCTTCGGTCCACTGCATAGTAGACATGAGGTCGTCAGGAAATGGAAGAACGAGATCTTCTCCGTCTTCAATTACTGTTGTGATAAATGTTTTACTCATTCATGAACTCCGTCAAATCAGAATCTGCAGTTACTGCTCGCTTCTTCTTGATTTTTTCGACTTTACTAAATTCTTTTACTTCAGCGTCAAATGTTCTTACTTTATCAATACGATCTTTGAGTGTATCGATAAATTGACCAACAACATACTGGCTTAGATCATCACCTTCTTCTGTTGTAAGAAAGTTCTCAATACCAGAATTGGTTAGGTATTTCATCTTAATGTCTTGTTGCTTTTTCTCTTTAGCGATTCTTCGTAGGAATGCATACCACGTGATCTGTGTAAAGTATGCAAATGCATTTGGTTTACCAGTTCTTGTTGCGGCTGCTATATCGTAATTCAATATAGCTTTCAAACAGTTTTCAACTGCGTCCATAACCATTTCTTCACGATATGTGTATCGAATAAAATTAGATTTGTGAGACAATCCTTCAGAGATTCTAAGAAAGCACTGTGCAATATAATCAGGTACTTTTGGAATTTCTGTGTTTTCTGCTTGAGCTTTGTTTACGATAGTTACATACTCTACGACAGCCTGAGAAAAATCAGCGTTGTTTACATAATGTATGCTTGCTCGTTTTTGGCGTGCCATAAGGTCTACTCCGTTCAAAATATAGTACTATTATACCATCGTGTGTTGGATTTGTACACTATTATTTTTTGTTATTGAGTGCGAAAAAAAGGAGTGTACATTTGATTGAAATGGTGGTATAATAAAGTATGGTTTTCAGGGAAGGGATATACTAGTGCATAGTATCCTTAGGTTTGAACTTTACAACGTTCTGTCCCAGATCCTCTTCAACTTCTTCGTCTTCTTGTTCTAAGTGGTATTGTATAAAATCTTCCATCTCGTCGTCATCCATCTTTTCAAGCTTATCCATATCGAAGTCATGCTTCTTATTATTAGCATTCTTTTCGAGTTTGATAATCGTACCCGCGTAATGCTTGATAAGATCGTTAGAAGGTGTAACCTCTCCTATAACGTGTGCCGCGTTGATTGTGTGAAGAATCTTAGGATCCTCGGTGAATCCCATCCAAGGTCGAAATGCATAGAAACGAATACCGCGTTCCATATCTTCGCCTTGTACGATCCTTAGTGGACATCTAACTAAAATCGCTGAGTTATCTTCAGAATCCCATTCAAGCACTTCACATACAATTTCATCGTCGTTAGTTAACTTAAATTGTTTAATCGCAGGTTCTTTCATATTTCCACTCTGTAAGTTTTATTGTTAAACTTTTCTCTTTCATATATTCGGTGACGTTCTTCCGAATGTAGAGTAGCAAAGTTCTTTCTTTCATTATAACTAATATTATCTATAATATCATAAAGAGTAGTCGACTCACCGTTATCAGACTTTCTTAATCCTCGTCCAATTGACTGAAGAACTCTGATCTGGCTTTTTGAAGGTGACGCAAAGACAATATTGTGTAGATTCCTAATATTAATACCGGTACTAAAAGTACCCAAAGATGCGACAATGATAGCATTTTGTTGTTTCTCCACTATACCACGAATAGCTTCTCTATCCGATGTCTGTACGCTTCCAGATACAAAGAAAACTTTTCTGCCTTCCTTTACTTTATTATTTATAAGATCAAACAAGGGCTTTCCGTGTTTCTCCACGTAGTTGAAAAGCACTAAGGTGTTACCATCCTGATCGCTGGCCAGATTTGCTATGAATTTGTTTCGTCTTTCATTTCCCACGATCCATTCAATTTCTTCCTGATACGTTTTCTTACCAAAGTCCCGTCTGGTTTCTTCATCATAATCAAGAATGATTCTCTTGATGTCCAGTTGAGCCAAGGTGTCATTATCCTGTAGAGCTTTAGTAGTGGTAACTTTATATATTTTTCCGAATAGTCCTTGAAGTACAAGCTCATGTGTCTGTGTCCCGTCTAATGTTCCTGTTGTTCCAAAGCGGTATTCTGCTTCAGTTGCTTTATTCATGATTTGCATAAGAGATTTAGATTTAAATCCATGACACTCATCTCCGACTACCATGCCGAATTGCTCAAACCATGCTCGTGGTAGCTTATAGATTGATTGCCATGTACTAATAACAATCGGTGCACCCGGATCTTTTTCTTTACCAGAATAGATCTTGTGTATTAACTGATCAGGACATCCATAATCATTAAAGTCCGATGTCATCTGTTCTACGAGTGAGGTAGTAGGTACAATCACAAGAACGCGTTTTTCACTATCACCTCTCAGTACACCAAGAAAATATGAAAGCAATGCATAGATGATAAGTGATTTACCAGATCCAGTAGGAGATACAAGCACAGACCTTCTACGCTTCAGTCCTTCCATACACGCAAGAAACTGATAGTCACGAAGTTTAAAAGGTAGATTCATTTTCTCAATAAACTTGAGTAGATCTTTAGCCTCTACTTTATCTTCAGAATATGGTAGGCCATAGGTAGTACGTACAGCATCAATCTTGTATTGACGTGTTTCACAGAATTTAAGAAGATGGTATATTAGACCAGCCGGTAGTTCACCAGTATTTGAATCAAATAACCTAATCTTTCCATCCCAGACACGTCGCCTGTACGCGGGCATGAACTTATAACCCGGCACGTAAAACGAAAAGAATTCTTTTAATTCTTGTGCTGCACCGAAATCACAATCAATATGGAGATTGGCGTGATTTAGTTTCCGGACTCGAATTGCTTCCATTTAATAATATTTCCAATCGTCTGATGTCGCCACTTAATTGTATCTACAATTTCACTAAGTGTTTCTACTAGCGTCTTATAGTACTGAATCTTTTCTTCTGACTTCTGAATCTCAGGATCAGCATCATAATAGTATTCCATCTCACCCTTTAGAATCTTAAGACCGTCAAACGGATCTGGATCCCAACCGAACTCTTCAATCTTGCTTTGATCTAGCTTACCATTATAGTATAGCCACTTCTGCTTAAGCAAAGTCTTTTGCACAAACTCGGCTCGCTTCAAAAGCAGCTTTGCATTTGCAAGTTTATCGAGGTATTTGGAATGTAAGAGGGGTGTATCTCTAGAACTTTTATCAAGCTGTGTTTCACTAATAACATTATCTTGTGCCCAGTCTTCGAGCACCTGCTTCAAATCAATCATACTATACTCCAATTATAGAATTATCTATATCAGTTCAAAATAGGTAAATCTGAATGCAACAGTAAACGTGATAAACTCAGTTCCTGATGCAGTCGATTCAAAATTAATATCTCCTAAAGCAACGGGTATACATTCTAGATATTTAACTTGCTTTGATACATTGTTAGCACTATTTAAAATAGACAATGTAATGTCAGCATATGTAGGTGTACCGGTTGCAGTTCTGTCCATAGCCTTGACTGGTAAGTTATCAACTACTCTACGAATCCAAGAGTACATTTCGTTGTAGCCAGTCAGTGCTTCATCTAAGATGATAGTTGCGTTGAGTTCGTTGAAAGTAAGTGTACCACCAACGATTGGAACACCGGCGATCTTACGGAAAGGAACTTCCGATGGATTAAGAATCATGCCTGGGTGTGTAATTGTTTGCGCGAAATATTCCAAGTTAGGATAATTTTCACGATCTATCGACAGCTTATAAGCGGTCGGTTGTAGATAGTTTAGATTTGTGGTTAAGTCTGCCATGTTTCTATTTATATCTATACTCATAAAAAAAGGGAGGACCGAAGCCCTCCCAGTTCATTTTTGTACTTCTTCTTATGTGAGGATATTGTCCACACGGAAGATTCTGTAGTACTGGTTGGTTCTTGCTGATGCAAGACCGTCTGCAGGTGTAGCACCAACGAATGGGTTTGAAGCCATTCCGTAACGAGTCTTGAATCCGATCTTTGGCTGGAATGTGTCTTCCCCAACCGCACGAACCATTGTTAGTGGTACGTATGGGCAGTAGAAAATACCAGCATCGTATGGGTTAGTTCCCTTATAACCGACGTTGATGTAGTCTGTATCGGCATATGGGTCAATGTAAACCCGTGTGCGACCGTTAAGTACACCAGCGAAGGTGTTACCTGTGTCGTCCACGTTGAGGTTTGCAGAGATTGCAGGAGCGTAGTCAAGCATGCCTGTTGCTGACAAAGCAGATGCTACGTCAGATGAACAGATGATGAAGTTACCTTTACCGCGACGTGTTTCTTTAGCGATAACGTTAGCTTCACGCTCAAGCTGGACCAAAAGTCCTTTGAACTTCTCAGCAGACCAGCGGCCATCAGCGTCAGTTGACAAGTCAAAGATACCTTTTGTGGTAACGTTGGCTTGGCGTGCACCGATTTTAGCTTGTGAGTTGATTGTGCGAATTACTTCACGGTTGATTTCAGCCATGATCTCAGTTGACAGAATGTTAGCCAGTTCTGTTTCAGCATCCAAACCATGAATGGCTTTAAGATCCTGAGCAAGTTCCAGTGTGTATTCTGCTTTGAGAGCACGTGACTTAGCTGTCACGGTTGACTTCTCAATGGTGAAGCCCATCTCTGCAAAAGACTCTGTGGCATCGCCAAGAGCTTCAGCTTCTGCAGTTGTGTATGCATCACCGAGTGTTGGTACGTTAGAACCACCAGAGTCGACAAGTGTACCGTCGCCATCTGTGTCTGTTACACCGGATAGACCTGATGGTCCGCCTGTGCCGTTACCAGCTGTTGTTGAGTCACCTGAGTATCCAACAGGTGCTTCGCTGAATAGTGCTTCGTCGCCGTTTGATACGCCAGCTTTTGTCTTCTGGAAGGTTGACTTCATTGCGAAGATCAAACCTGTTGGACCAGTCATTGGCTGAACACCACAAACGTCGTAAGCCATAAGGTTAGGCATTGCGCGACGTACGAGAGCAATCAGTACTGGATTCCAGTTTGCAACATTACCTGTTGCGTTTGCTGGAGCAGCTTCTGAAAGCATACCTTCTTCGCGAAGTGCAGTTTCTTGGTTTTCCAGAACAGCAGCTGTTACTGCTTTCCGGTGTGCGTCTTTAATGGAACCAGCTGCTTCTTCATTCAGAACTGGTGCCCATTTTTCGACGAGCTTGTCGTAAGAGATTACGTTTTGCATCTTTAAGGACTCCCTATTATTTAGATGTCTTTTTAATGGCATTGAGGTACTGCGCCATAGAATCTGTTGAATCAACCTCGAAGGCATCATCTGACTCATCTACAACTTCTTCAGCAATTTTCGCAGCCTTGTTAAAGTAAGACTCTTTTACAGTTGCAACTTTTGATGCGAATGTTTCGTCATCATCAAAATCTACGTCTGCTACAAGAGACTTAAGTTTTTCAACTTGAGTTTCTGCAAGGTCGCGAGATGCTTCACGAATGATGCTTTCACGCTTATAGCCTTCCAGTTCCTCTGCCATTGCGATGGCGTTGCCAGTCTGATCGTTGAGTTTCTCTTCGAGTTCGTCAACTTCAGCAGCAAGTTCGTCAACCAGGTCGACTTTAGACTCAGGCACTTCGATGTAAGACTCAGTAAACAGATCTTTTAGATTGTTCATAAAGTTCTCAGAGATCTCTGTACGCAGACCAGATTGGACTGCTACCTTATTATCTTCCATCCACTGCTCAACTACGTAGTTAAGGTATGAATCAACCTTCTCTACAAGATCGGCTTTGGTTGTCTCGATTTCTTCAGACAATTCTTCATTGTACTTTTCTTCGAGACGATCAATTTCTTCTGACAGCTTAGATTTGATAGCTGCTTCAAAAATTGTTTCTGCCTTAGCTTTAAATTCTTCAGACAGTGTAGCTTCTTCGTTTACAAGAGCATTCAAGTCTTCTGAAAAATCTACATGATAGTCAATGTCTTGCTTTTCAACAATAACATCACCATCTTCATCTTCAAAAGATTCTGAGTGCATCTTAGAATAAGCTGCCATAAGCTGTTCTTTTTTCATGCCATTCATCTTTGAGTACATGGCATTAATCATTCCAGCTTTAGTCTTTGGCATTGGATCTTGCTTAGTCTGGTCACCTTTACGTGTCGGTGCTTTACCAGTAGCTTCACCTGCTTTATCTACAGAAGCGACAGACTGTGCCTCAGCATTTTTAGGATCATGAGCTTCTTCCACAACTTCGTCCGTTACTTCGTCGTGGAGTTCAACTTCCTGATCTTCTTCTACGTTATTAATATCAGTCATTAATTGACTCCCTATTATTTAGATTTGAGTAACGAGAGGAAATTCTTAAACTCACGAACCTCAGTCTCATAGAGATTAGTCCGCGGAGCTTTCTTAATTTCAGTCTCCATTTTTTCAATAGTTTGTGCTTCAATAATGCCGTTGTTCCATACCCACTCAACACCTTCCATAATCCCATTAACAAATGCTCCAGGTGCGGAGGGATCCTGAACAATATCTACTGCATTGAGTAGAAAATCGTCCTTGACGATCATTGCGCCATTTTGTTGCATCAAACTTCCCATACCACGAGTCGAAACGCCTAGTCCTACGCCACCTTCGAGAAGACCGCAAACGATCTTACCCATAGGAGTATCAAGGATTGTGGCTTTCCCCATAACATTGTTTCCTTCAAATTTGAGAGATTCAATCTTATGCGAAACTTTATCTAGGTTTACCGTCGGACCTTCAGGGTGATTCAATTCACCAACTGCCCGACCCTTAGAAACTTGATCGGCCACATATTTACCTACGGCTTTTTCCATTACCATCTTAGGATAAACGCGACCATTTCTATTCTTTTGTTCAGCCTGAGCAAACACGCCTTCAATGATATATTTCTTCTTACCATTTTTTTCTTCGGTAAGAACTTCTAAGTGTTGATCATTAAATTCAGCAATTAATTTCATTCGCTCAGCCTTTATACTGTTTTATGAATTCGAGTCCTGCTTTCTCAGCTTCTCTTTGAGAGCGGTAAACATCGAGACGATCTCCGTCCACATACGTAACAAACCGGTTTTGATCTTTGTGCACCATGACAGAAATACCTTTGATTTTCTTATCATAGACTTTACGACCTTTCGGTTTGCGTCCTGTTAACTCTCTGAGTTGAGAAAAATCTTTCATTACTTTCCTTGTATATTATTTATAATATTATTATTTTCTACTTAGAAGAATTATGACTCGTCGTCTTCACTATCGGGCTCTTCTTCGAGTTCATCTTCAACTTCTTCCTCTTCAACGCCGTCTTCTGCATCAAGGTCGAGGTCGAGCTGATCGTCATCCTCATCCCCCATGATGTCTTCTTCATCTCCATCATCTTGATCTTCTCCATTATAGATTTGATCCGCCAAACGAATTTTTTCTGCGTCTAATACATCATTTAGTTTTACAGACATGAGATTATCGAAAATCTTACCTGCTTTATTATAGTCTTGATCCAGTGCATTTTGGACAAGATCTTGGTATGGATTTGTTTCTACGTCCACATCACTCATATTATTGTTCCTCTCCGCCAGCTTCTTTATCTGGCTCTAAATCATTGAGTTTTTCAGTTTCATCACCATGTTGGTCGACCATTTGTTCAATGTCCTCATCGTTAAAGTGTAGTACATTTTTCATGATCCATTCGCGAGAGAAGTAAACATCAACATAGTTGTGTACCATATCAAGTGTTTGTGTCTTTTCTCTCAGAATCTCTAAGTCTTTTAGTTCGGTGAAATGATTATCACGAACGTAATCAACTACAATATCATTCTTCATAAGATTCCAATCCTCTTCGGTAATAATACCTTTGAGCATTAGTTGTGTCTTAAGAATGTCCATAAACAAAGCAGAAAACTTTGTTCTTAATCTGTCAATAAACTTTTGAAATTTAAGTTCATCTCTACTAATTTCTGTAGATCTACCTAGAGAGAACTGAGCTTCTTGCTCTAATCGATTGATAGGAACGTTAAGAGCTCTATAAAGTTTCTTTTGGAAGTATACGATATCATCAATCTGACCTAGATTATCACCACCCGGCAGAGTTGAAATCTCAGTACCTCTACCACCTTCACGGCGTGGAAGCCAGAAGTCTTCAAGCAATGACTGGTGTTTACGATCATCTTTAATTTCGCCAGTCTGTGAATCATATACAAGTTTATTACGATACCGTGTCATAATATCTTTCATGTACTGTTCGGCTTTACCTCGTGGTAAGTTACCAACATCAATGTAAAAGATACGACGCTCAGGTGCACGGGCCAGACGGTAGATAACAAGGCTATCTTCCATCATTCTCAATTGATTGAGAGGCTTCAGTGCTTTATGTAGATAGGATAAAACTTTTTTCCGGCCTTCATCTAACAGGCCAGATGTTACATAACTTACAGAATCGAGACTCATCTTAACACCAGAGTTTTGCTGCCCTGGCTTTTCTTGATAGATGTAGTATTCATCTACCTTTTCGATAAGATTAGCTCCAGTCTGAGGATCTTTCTTCTTTTTGATTTGCTTTACTTTTCTCATCTTTGATGAGTCAATATAGCGAATCTCTTGAATACCAGCTTTCAATTGGCTTTCATTTACTACAAGGTGGTGATAGATTCTTCCATCAACATACCACCTTCTAAAAATATCATGCCCGTATTCATTAAAGTTAAGCATCGATATAATATTATCGAACTCTTCTTTGATTTGTTTTTTGATATTGTCTGGTTGCTTAAGCTCTTCCATCTTAATATCGACGGATTGTTCTAGCTCACCACCAGCAATTGATTCATTTACAATATCCTCGATAGCGGCGTCAACTTCTGGGTGCATGCTGACGCCGCGATATCTCATGATCAACTGATAGTTGTCTTTTGAATCGTCGCCGTCGAGGTTAATGTATTGACCATAGTGTGTTCCGGAAGCCGTAATATATCCGGCGCCATCATCATCACGTGCAGGAACAATAGACGGCTTTTTCTTAGCGTCTTCTAAATCCTGTCTTTTTATTTCAAATCCGAATAAACGGAAACCTCTACTATCGTCTGCCATACTTATTCCTTTAGATTATGGGGAGCGGATCTCTCCGCTCCCTACTATGTATATTAAGCGTCAGTGGTGTTTGACGTCCAGTACTGATACTGGAATGTCACTGTAAATCTTTCGATTGTATCAGTGTCACCATAGCTTAGATCGATAGCAGATACTTCTGTTGGGAATGCATCCCTGAAGTTATAAGTCTTAATGATTGACTCATCTCTATCGAATTGGTCTACTTTAAGATCAGCAAAGTAAAGCTCTGGATTCTGCGTTCCACCAGCATCAGCGTGGTTAGAAATTGCATTCATCCAAGTTTCCATTGAATTTCTGATCTTAAACTCTGTGTCGTTAATTACTGTGACTGTCCAAACATCAAAGACTCTATCACCGGCTACTTTAAGTTGTCTGCCGCGGAAAGGAATGTTAATCACTCCAATCGTTGACGCCGGTAACTGTGCTGCTTCACACATGAAAGAACTAAAATCGATGTCTAGATCAACACCAAGACCACCTCTAGGGTTTGCTAGTGTACACTGAAAGAGGTTACCTCTTGCACCGCCACCGGCTAGTCTTGCCTTAAATTCATCTACGCTTCCGAGTGCCATTGTTCATTACCTCCTTAAACGCCAGCTGAACCAACGACTTCAGTGAAGTCGACGCCGGTCCTTACTGCAACAAAGTTGAGTGTTACATAATTGATTGATCTTGCTGGCTTAATGAAGATGTTAGCGATAAACTCGTTACGATCAATAACTTCTGGAGTGTTGACTGTAGTATCAGCCACAATGCGGAAGTCAGTGATACCTCTTCGACCCTTTACATCACGTAGTACAGGCTCAATGATATTCACGAATTCTGCTCTTGTAAACTCATCGTTGAATTCGAAGAGTACACCTTCAGCTGCTCTTGCAATTGCTCTTTCGAGTACAAGGAACAACCTGCGGACATTGATTCTATCGAATGCTGATGGTCTATTGAGTGCAGTCTTATCACCAAACAACATTGCACCAGAACCGGCCATGTTTACAACTGGATTGATACCAGCTTTATAGAGTGTATCTCTATTTGTTTTGTTTGGATTGTAGTCAATTGACGTTACACCAAGATATTGGCCTCGTCTCATACCTGCAGGTGAGAACCAAGGAGCAGACACTCTGTCTGTCTCGGCCATCAAGCCAGCTGTAGAAGATGATGCCGGAATCTGAATGTATTGGTCATTGTACTTATCGTAAACTTTCAAGTAGTTACCATCAATAATCAAGTAAGATGATTTAGTGAAGTTACCTACTGTTGCTACGATATTGTTTGTAATCGTTGTTTCATTTGTCAGGTTAATGATGTCATCTCTTGCAGGAGATGTTACAACTACACAATCTTTACGAGCTACTGCAGTTGAAACAAGATCATTAACGATCGTTGTCTGTGTAGTAGAAGTTGTAAAGCTAGGAGCAATCAAGAAGTCGATTTCTACCTGATCTTTATCTTCGAAAAGATCGTAACCTGTCAAGAATTCTGCAGCACGAATGTTTGATGCATCTGCTCCAGAGTCAAAGGTATACATCTTTGTATTTTCGCTGTTTCCAACGTAGTTCTTAGTAGTACCTGGAGTTAAAGCTACTCCAGCATTTCCAGCAGTTTGAAATGCTGAATCCCAATCTACTTGGTGTACGTACTCAGATCTTTCATTGATGACGTTAATTGCGTAGTTGGTAGAACCATCATCGCCCTTAGCATCAGGTGCAACTGAAACATAAGGATATGTTTCAAGTACTGTTCCCTTAGTGCCTGAGAATACGCCGTTCTTATCAACAACTGCAATATGCATTTCATCGTTGAGTCCATCTCTAGCCGCAGCATATGCTGATGTACCCGGTGCAGCATCAAAGTTTGACTTGTATGCCCAGTTATTAAATGCTGAATCGCTTGTGCTTTGTGGGCAAACGTGTACAGCAAGCGAGTTACCTAAAGCACCTGGATATCGAGCGACCCAAGTATGGCCGTCAGAGTCCAGTGCTGATTTTTGTGCTGTGAAATTTGAGCTATTCTTTACAACTGGATTTGTGTATCCACCCACAGCGTAGGAAGATGTTTGACCAGTTGTTGATACTGCGTTAGATGCATCTGAGTCAAGAACACGTACGGTTTGCATTGCGTTCGAGTATCTTGTAAAGTATGCAGCAGTATGAAAACTAATTGAATTAGATGTGTCTGGAGTAGCAAAGGTGTCAATTAATTGCTGTTCGTTAGCAATCAACACTCTCTCCTCGACCGGACCCCATCTAAAATTACCAACGACTGCCCCAGTAGAAGTCTGAACATTTGGCACACCGCCAGTCAGATCTATTTCTTTGACGACAACCGCAGGAGATTCGGATGGTGTAAATAGTGCCATTTGTTTATCCTTCTCGGTTTACTTATATGGATCATAATACGATATTCATCAACTATCCATAGTATTTATAATTATTCTAATTTACGTCAAATTCTACAAACCACTCAGGTTTTTGAATCTCATCATTATATTGAGATCCATCATCTACAAACCCGAATGGTACTAAGTCGTCTTCAATTTCTTTCATCTTTTGATTAAACAACATTTGTTTTAGATCAATATCCGTCATGTCTCCAAAGTATTGTGTAGAAGCAAAGTAACCAAACATGACTAGATTCATCATTAAATCATCATGGTTACCTTCACTCGCTTCGTATGATTGCCCTCTTGCTTCGAAGGTTGACATCTCTAAAATCGTATGTTCATCGACAATGGTGAGTTTATTATTTTCTAAAAGATCCTTTGCAGCAGAACAGCCTAGCCGTTTTACTTTTCGATTCATTTCGATACCGATAGCATTTGCTTTGATAGTAGATTGTACATGGACGTTTTCATACTCTAAATCATGATATAGACCATTACATACTACACTGCCTTGATCATTTGATTCTACAACCACATACGCGTTGTTGTAAACTTTCGCATACTTATATATAATATTAGGGAAGAGTATAGGCGAGATAGTGTTATTGCGATATACAGCAACCTGTCTAAACGGGCGAACGCTAATATCGATCAAATTAAAAGTAGAATAGTCCTGTCCTCTTCCCTTTGCTACATCGACTGTCATGATATAGTCGTTATCTTTTTTAGTTTCTTCGTATACTAAAAGATCTCCGTTTTCCATAACCTTATGCGGATTCTTAGCACGCAATCTCATAAGCGTCTCGGCGTTGATAAGAGTATCACCGGTACCAAAAAACGTGTTACCGAATTCTTGATCAAACTGCAACTGACTAGTGTTAGCAATTGTTTCTTGCTTCCACTTATCATCTCGCCCAGGTACGTCCCACCAATCGACTCGAAATGATTGGAACTGATTTACTTTCTGCTCAGCTCCTTGCCAGATATTATAGAACATATTACCGATACCATTAGCGGTTGAAGTAATAATGATCTTTGTATCCTTACCAGCAGAAACAACAGGATACGTAGAAGTATAGAATTCTGCAGCTCTCTCAACAAATGCAAACTCATCGAGATACAGTAAGTTTACAGATAAGCCACGAATCGAGCTACCACTTGTAGCAGCTGCCAAAATCCTAGAATTATTAGAAAACTCAATGCTACCTTTGTTGAGAGCTTTACACCCCGGTTGAAGAAAGAAAGGTATGTTTTCCAGCATGAGTGTAATACGCGATAACATTTCACGAGCAGTTGCTCCTTTGTTCGCAAGAATTGCGACTGTTTTTTCTGGATGGAATAAAGCAAACCAGAGAAGATAAGCACATGCTGATATTGATTTGCCGGACTGGCGACAAGCAAGAACGATTGAGAAGCGACTACTGTTAAAGTGACTAAACATTTCTTTTTGATATGGGTATAGCTTAAAAGAAACTAGTCCAGAATCTAGAGAAATGACTTTTACGTACTGCTCGGCAAAGTACACCGGATCATCCATGCACTTCTTATATTCATTTAATATATCAGGAGACCAGACTTGAAGAATTCCGTCTCGCTTTACATTAGGATTCCCTAAGTAGCTTTGTATCTGGTTCATCTACGTCTATCGCTTCACCCTGTGCCATCATCTTTTGCAATTCAGCCGTGCTAAGATAAAAATTATTCTGTTGATTTTCAATTTGCTTTACGTCTTCTTTCTTTTCAATGTCTTTCATTTTCTTGTTAAGATCCATAAGCCGATCATTTACATCAGATACATTCTTAATCATACCGGATAATACTTCGTACGCTCTTGGATGCTCAGACTCTCGAGCAACTTCAATCATTGTTTCCAACGCGTCTTTACCTTTTTCAATTAACTCGTAATATGTTTCACGAGAATAATCGTAATCACTCTTTTGTTTATCTGTAGTCGCTATCTGCGTCGAAGAATGTTGTGGTGAATCCGAAGTCACTGTCTGCTAATCCTATAGTTGATAATGGGTTAGGGTTAATTTGTATTGTTTCGAGTCTTACGTCCGAGTCAGCCAGTCCACTATTCATATTGAGAATTCGAGCATTTGACTGTCTAATAACATTCGATGTTGCGATTCCACTATGATACTGAATTCTCATTTCGAAATCTATATTGTATATAATAGTTCTTCTTGCTCCAACTTCACCTTCAAGATCATCTTGAAATCCTACTGCCGCAATGCTAATAGGTATGTCTTCTCTATAAGAAGGATAGTCCGTTTTTAGCGGAATCATAGTTAGAGTATATTGAGGATTGAATGATGGAAGAATCTGCTCAACAATTTGTAATGCATCATCTTGTGATTTAGCATATATGTTTAACTGAAATCCTAGAACATACGGAACTCCAGTAAATAATTTCTGCCTGTTTGAAGAGGCTGTACCTGCACCTTGAATATTATTCAGCTTAGATAACTGTCGAGTAGTATCATATGCTATACTCGTAATTTCAAATGACATCCGTGGAAGCTTGAGTGCAACTTTCATGTCCGTGTCAAGGTCAGCATTTTCGCGAATTCTATCGAGATACTTTATCTTTGGAGCATATGAAAGAGGAACTTTAAGCTGTGATATGCCTGCACCACTGCTATTTGTACGAACAACATATATGTTGTTGAACAGCCGACCAAATGCTGCTACGCATTTTCTAGTCTTTTCGTGATAGAAGTGTGTACCGAACATTAGCTCTTATAAATTCCTTGTAGGTGCGTTTCGAACTGCTCTACCTTTGATAGTCTATCGGGCCAGAGAATATAATCTTTCTCTGGATTCTTCTTCAAGTTATTTAGCAAAGGCG